ATGGAGAGAGTGGTGTCGGCGTTAAGTCCGGTGAAATAAATCGCCGGGAAGATAACATCGTTAGCACCACTATTTGTGTGCGTGGTTGGCAAGGTTGTCCATAAAGCATTTTCATTGTTAAAGAGCATACGTGCGGTGCAACCCTGTTGGACGGTGTAACTGTCCGAGTAAGACACATTCTCCATTCCAAGATCTCCCAATTTTCGATTGGCCGCTCCCGTGTGTAAGACATATTGGGTCCATGTTGGATACAACATTCCAGCGCTTTCTGTTGGTGAACTGGTGCATTTGACCTTTATGCCTGCGGCGACATAACGAACGGATTTTGTCTGTGTTGCTGCCAATGCTTCGGCAATGGTGTAGTTCATAGCATCGTAATATGTACCTGAGCTGTTATCAGCCGCGGCACTATCACTGGCACCATAGGCAACAGAGCCTATGCGATGTGCATTGGTTTCGAGAGGATTAACAGCAAACACGCCATAGGTCTTGGTTGCTCCACTGAAGGATGCAGTAGCAGTCACGGCGAGGGCAATAGTATCAGTATTACCATCTGGGTAAGGGTAAGACACGGCTACTGGTCCTCCAGCTTGATTTCCGAATGGGTTTGTGACCATCTCCAAGAGCCTAGCTCCGGATTCGGAGATACGAATGATATTTGAAGATTCCATCTTCTCCTGTGGCTTTCGTGGTTTATAATTTCTACGCTGTCGAACATTTCTTCGTCTTGGTTTCTGTTTTTGTTTTGGTTTATCTGTTGTAGACATTGAGATTGCTGATAGAACACCCCGTGGCCCGCAGTTGTAGAGAAGGGCACGGGCGATCCCTTGGCTTATTGTAGGTACAAACCGAAATCTAACTCACCAAGCGGTGATGTTAGATTTGCGATTTGCTCTTCCATCCTTAACTGAACCTCTTGCGAGATTCCATAAAGATGGAAGAATTCCCTTCTAGTGTCCTCGGTTATAGGAACAGCCGGGATGTTCTTACCGCTGAGGTAAGCCTGTCTGGCCAAGTAACTATCAAAATCCAGGTGTGATACGTCGATCGGGGAGTCTCCGATCTGTTGGTTAAGTAGATAGATTACTCGGTGCACATATGGTTGCAAAACAGGCTCACCGACAACAAGATGAGCATATCCCTTGAGAACGGCGAGTGCGTAATTATTACGAATCTTCGGCGAGACATTGGCCCAGAGTTTTGAAGACCAGCCGATTCTCCGGAAGAATTGAGTAGGATTCCTCCACAGGAATTTGCTTCCATTGACAACAGCCAATTTGCATCGGCAGAAGGTGCCTGGCTCATCCAAAGTGATCCGAACACCAAGCTCCGCATAGTGCTCTGGGTCACCTAATTCACCATCCAAATTGCTGTCGTCTCCGTTCAGAACACCCCAGAAGAAAGGTATTCTGTTATATTTGAGATAACCTGCAGCAGCATGGGCCAAACAAGTGAAGAGGTTATTCAAAGCTGAAGTAGTCGCAGATCCTGTCATCTGCGCCCATTGGTTCTGAAGTACTACATCTCCTGAAAACATTACAGCTTTCCAATGGAAATAAAACATCATTAAATCTATAATTTTCGTTGGTGGTGCTCCTATTGTCTCGAGGAAGCGACACATACAACGAATGTGGGTTTGATCAAAGGTAGCTTCCAGTGACTTAATATCATTGGATCGCCCATTTTCCGGCATCAATAACGCCCATTCACTGGGGGGTAGGTGCTTAACGCAACAAGGAAAATAGGTCTTTAGTACCCACTCAACCGACATGGCTAGCGGTCCAAAGTAAGCCAAAGCCGCCGGATCGACGGCGATGACCACCCTAGCACGAAACCTGTCACAAAATTCTTCAAAGGTCTTCGTGGATATTTCAATTTTAGTGAAGCCTTTTGAAGACTTGAAGGACATTAGGAAAGAATGGTTCATTTCTGACAACCGAGCGATACCCAATTGCGCTCTCTTAATCATTGATCTTGATGATCTTGAAGAGAACCAATCATCTAATGAAAATTCTTTCCAACTACACACCTGTGAGTAATAATCACAAAC